TGGTTTACAATTAGTGGGGTCTAAGGTATAATGGTTCTAGTTCGAATAGTAAGGGATGGACGGCGAGGGCACACACTCTCTATAAAAATCAATGAGTTATAACTCTTTGATATTATTAGAGTTATTACGATTGACTTTTTGTAATACTTACGTTAGAATGTCGCTTCTCATGGTGTAAAACCATGGCTTCGCTTACCTTCTTTGAGATAGTAGGCGAACGACCGTACACCCAGCCCTCAGGAAGCTCAGTGCCTACTGGTACTTGTAGCTCTTGTATGCCGTTATTAATCCAGCGCTGGGTTTTACGATATTCTTTGAGGGTGTTTATGGTCTTATTATTATGTTTTTTACCGTAGAATGGGTTCTTTTCACCAGTAGTTGCCTTTGAGATTAATAGTCTAGTCTCAGCAGACTGTATAGTACCAGTTCGACCCTCTGCCAGTTTATTATTAAGAGCTTTATTATAATTAAGAGCAGGATCAGCAGGGGCAGTCTCTAAATGTCTTTGCAAGGCACGACTAGCGTCAGCTTCTATAGGAAAACAATGAATCACATGAATAATATACGAGTTTGGACCTGTCTTTAAGAGATCATCTTTAATATCTTTAACATTTGGCACCCATCGATCTCTTGCATGCGTTGTAGCCCATTCCAGATCATCTGTCGCATGTACACCCCAATATTCCCTCTGTAACACCAAATTTACATATTTAAATAGAAAGTATAATTTTATCATGCTATTACAGGGTTGACCTACCGTACATTATATATGCATGCACATGTTTACGATTTCGTTCCTCAACATTTATGTTTACGATTTCGTTCCTCACGATTTCGTTCCTCAATATTCAGTATGCACATGTTTACGATTTCGTTCCTCACGATTTCGTTCCTCACGATTTCGTTCCTCAATAATTCAATTATGAATCTTTCAAGTGCTGATTTTGAATCATTTTCAAAGAATATTCTTTCATCACCTTCATAAGGAACTACAGTCTTTACCTCATAGGACTTGATATAGCTCATTTGTCTTTTCAATAATAATCTCATGGTGTTTTTCTTTGTGGTATAATTAGACTGACTTCTTGGAAGAATCTTTTCATCGCTGCCTCTGAAGGCATCTGATCACCCACTATGATCCTAAGACGTCCAGGCATATATGCCTCTATTTCATAGAGATTTTGTTTCTTTCTTAGGATTATATTGACCATTTTATGACTCTTTATTAATTTTGTAATTGTTACATTGTGATTGACTTCGGTAATAAATCTTCTAAACCCTGCGTTTGCAGTTCTTTCATAGAATTTATGTGCAGTTCGAATATTATGAGTTTCCATTACATAAAGTCGTTCTTGCTTTTTCAATACTATTAGAATCATGGGATCGTCTTATTAATGATACCTGAAGGGGTTAAAAGACTCATTTATAGTGCCTATGTGAATCAATATGACCACTGATCTCTTTGAAAAATGAGAAAAATGCAGCTCTTTTAAGTTGAAAGATTGCATAATCAGGACTGCGCGTTGTATAAGCATAATGCATGACTTCGATCAAATAATGATTGTTTTCTGCTCTTAGTATTATTTTTCTCTTATTGTTTTCTTTTATAAACCAATCGATTCGGTTTAGAATTATATTCATGGTTCTGTCGTAAATTCGCCTTTAAACATTTTCTTCCATGCTTTGTGTTCTTCATCAGCTTGTTTCTTGAACACACCGAGACTAGAAGTTGCCATCACTGGAGTTGAAATATTAGAGTTCTCAATGAACATCGGCTGTTTGCCTTTCAATACATGAGTTCTAAAGATCCAGTTGTCACCGTAGTATATTATAAACTCTTTAGGAATGAAATCAAAATTATTTTTGTGTAAAAACAAACAACAGCCATATTGACCACGCATTCTCTCGGCTTTCTGTAATCGATATGGACCTTTTGCTGGAGTGTTTACACTATGTGGTCCAATGCATCCGTTTTCTTCAGTTACGTGGGGATGTATAAAATCTAATAGCGAAGTTGTAAACAGTACATCATCAGAAAGCAATAGAATCTTTTCATATTGTGCATTCTGAATTCCGATGTTCCATGCTGGATTAACACCGATATTATCTTCTGGCGCATATTGTTTTACTTTGGTCCAGTTGCCGTTCAAATACCAATCAGGTGTTATTTTCTTATTGTTGTTGATCAACATAATCTCTCCGACGAGAGGATGATCATGAACAGCAGGAAGCATGCGAACCATCTCTTGTCCGCGCCACATGGTGGGAATGATTACAGTAAACATAGATTTTCCTTAGAATGGGTAACTGTCAGTTTCTGAGATGGAAGAATCGTTATATTGAAAGATCGTTTCTCCCATATAATTGTAGTATTCTCCCGCATTGTATACATCTTTCAATAGATTCTTGTCTGCGATTGAAGAATACCAAATACACTCCAACCACGGAACAACCTCAGTGTCGTATCGATGAATCTCATCCATCGAAAGAGTTTCTTGAAAGAAGTCAATGTCGGAGTAAAAGATATGAGTTCCAAAAGATCCTCTTGGAACATTGTTCTCGGCGAGCATTCTTGGATTCCAGTCACTCTTCTCGCGAAGAACAGCTAGGACTGCTCGCTTCTTGGTTTTCTTTGCCTTTTCGATTATAGAATGATGATCAACTTTAGGTGATTCATCGTAGGCAACTTTTAAAATTGACTTAACATTTGGATATTTCTGAAGCGCATAGATTGCATTGTGGACTGATTTTAATTCAGCAATCCCAGAATAGGCGACCAATGCGCCAGTGCGCTCATCAAATTTCATGTATGGTTTTAGTGCACCTTTCGGGAATCCATTCCAGTGAAACTCATTGTCTTTGTCGTAGATGTAAATGTCTACCATCTCTTGAATTTCAACTGGCATTGGTGAATGAGAGGCAAGAACGATCACATGGGGCGAGTCTTTAAAAGACTGACACAGTTTCTTTGTCATGTGTATTTTGCGCGCCAAGTCGGGTTCAGCACAATATGCCGTCACCACAATCGCAACGTCTGAAGTCTTGTGTGGTTTAATCTTGGGCTCAATCAGTTTATTGATTCTTACGTGTTTCATCTTGTTTCATATTCTAGATATTCATCAGGACGCATGCAGCCACCACCACTAAGCCCAAGCAGATCTCTTCGATCATAATGGAAGTTGCTGTATGGTCCATTGGCGTCAACATAATGCATAAAGATTTGTATCGTACGATTACCCTTGTATGGTTCACGCCAGTGCCATGCGTCACAGCCCTTGTATACAACCAGATCACCTGGATTCAAAGAAACACCAACACCATCTACGAAGATTGGCCATGGCTCAGGATCAGACTCAACGCACATTGTCATTGAGTATTCGCACGATGGACGATCACGGTGACGATGTAAGACTGAATCTTTATAGTAAAATCTTACAAAGGAGTAGGTGGGATACAGACGTTTGCCTGTGATACTTTGTACTAATGGCAACAGAGTGACCATCATACCTTCACCGACCATTGCTGAGTATTTGTTAAAGTGGTCACCCATTGTTACATTGTCAGCTTCAGAGAATGCGCCGACGTTGTTCGGGTCTACACGTTTATTGTGATAGAACACGTCTTTTTCTATTAAGAGGGAATTCTTTAGCAGTTCTATTGCTTGTGGGTGTACTGCTTTTCGTACGACTTCAAATAATCCATCCATAAATCACCTTAGATTATGATGCAAATGTTCCATATGTTGTAGCAATGACACTGACGTTGTTTCCACCCACAGCATTGGCTGTTGGTGTCGCAGTGTTTGGTGTCATAAAGTATGTTCCAGCACCTGATAGTGGTAACTGAATGCCATCGTTTGTATACAACGTGCCGATGACTGTAAAACCATTTAATTGTGCAACAGAGGCAACCCCTGTTGATGTGTTAGTCGGGTTAGATGTAGATGCGCCATTATTGATGTAGACGTTCCCGACAGCGTAGGTGGTCAATTGACCATATGAGACACCATTGCTTGCGATAGATGTATTCGATGTGAACACATTTACGTTTGTTGCACTGGATGTGAATTGAAGCACTGGCGTCCAAGGAAATAAACTTTGCGGAAGCGGATACTCTTGTGGAGTTGTTCCGAGTGTATTCAATAGGAATGGCTGTAGGTTAATTGTATCAGGACTGGTTAAAATCCAAGTGTTGACTGTATTTTGATTAGTCGTATTAGATACAACGTACACTCCAGGATTGTTGGCATAGTCAAACGAAACAGATGCGTTCATTGACGCATTGTTGCTTCCGTCTGTCACATTGTATGTAAAATGCGCACTGTCAACCACATTGTTTGAAAATGTGCTCAGTGATAGTACATTACAAGTGTATGTGTATGCCATTATGTCTCCTATTAAATTTATTTATCTTCTAATAAGATAGACTGCAACCAACCACAAAAAGCGATCGAGTATATGTCAGCGATAAAAGTATCACCATTCATATAATAGACTCCAGCGTACACCAAACAGTATGCTGTTACGATTCTTCTAAAATAATACAAAACTTTGTAAAACAATTCAACAAACATAGTATCTCCTAATTTTGTAATAGAAAAGGACCATCACCACAGAGATCAAAACCACTGCGGCGACAGCCATCATTGCGATGAGTATTTCAAAAACTTTGCGCATCTATCTCACCAGTGATGCGATCGTACAATACCTCAAGACGTTCTCTAATTGGATCAATCGGGAGTTCTTCTTCTCCGTCGTGGAACATGTTATTGACGTCTTCATGCTCTCGGCGTTTTTCAATAACAATCATCACGCAGTTTGCGATATCACACAGATCGTCGTATGATAACTCAAAATTTGAACTCAACTTGTCTCTTGCCATTTTCTTTTTAGTTTTAAATCCACGACCGCCCATATTATTCTCCTCTAGAATCACGCATTGCTTTTAATTTTGCTCTGATCTCTTCAATTTCTTGAGGAGTCGGAGCAGGAAGATTGTCCAGCATCTTTACATTGTTGGTGACTCTGATCAACATGGTCAATTGACCAATATAAAAGCCAGCGAACAACAAACCCAAATCAACCAAAAACATCACCCAATTGAATTCCATACTATTCCCCTGCGATTGACCACTTAATATCTTCTTCCGTCACGACATTCTCAAGACCATCATACTCATTGATGTAGTATTTTGTTCCACGAGGCAACTCAACAATTGCCAACTCAGCATAACGACCACCTGCTGCTTCAGCAAGTCCAATCTCATCGATGACTTGTAACAATATGGGATCATGGCGTTCAAAAACTTTTCTTTTTAACCAGTCTTCTGGTTTTGGTTCGCCTTTGATCTCCCAATAACGCTTTATTGCTTTGTCCGAAAGAATATAGCCACCATAACATGTATTGTAGACAATTCGAACCATATCATTATTTGGCATTTTCTCTTTCCTCTTGTTCGTTCAAATGTTCCACATGAACTTCATATATTTGTTCTATTCCAGCATATTCAAATAGATCTTCGGGAATAAGATTCTTAAGAGCTTTCAAATCATCTATGCAATAACCATACTCAATCGGTTGATCGTCACCATCCAAATAATCACCAACAAAACACACTCCTGGCTCATGATATTTGGCTTGTACCGACCATCCCTTTTCAGTTAGATAATCATACAACGCAATAGGTGGACTCCATGCAGTTTCGAAACTGATAAAAACAGTTGATTCGTCCATTTGTTCATATTCTGAAATTGCTGCATCCCACTTGGTGCCCCAATTATCAACATTCCATTGATACCAGTTGTCTTCCTGATCTTTGGGACGTTTGCGAAGATGTTGAAACAACGCAACATCCTTACCCTTGAGGTGTTTCATAAGAGAAGCAATCTTCTTGCTGTTCTTATGGCTCAATGTTACAGAATTATAGCACCAATTAGGCATTGTAGTCTCCTCACCACCAGCTGTAATAATAAACGCAATCGCCTTCAGAGATAACCTGACGTGCTTTTTCTATAAAGCCGAGATCACCCTCTTTCGAGTCATCATCAGGTGGGCAGTTACCAAAGAAGAATCCAGTAGTTGCTGGAAGTTTATTGTCCTTAACATCATTCTCTAATGAGTCAAGGTCTTCCGATGTCAATCGAACATGTTCACAATTAAACACTTCCGTCCCACCTTTCTCATGATAGAGATTTTGCATCCAACCATGGAGGTCATGATGCTTGCGCCAGTAGTAAATTTCTTCTTCATGCAAAGAAGATCCCTCTGCGTCTTTCTTAACTTCAGTTTCACTGATCGCATTCTCTTTTTGAACACGAAATGCATACATATCTAAACCCATAATTAAACTCCCTTCAAACAAGTAGCACGCGCGAGATTCTTCCAGTTATTAGGATTAATCTCAACCAAATTAGCCAATTTCAAAACCATTCGCAAAGACAACTCGCGCAAACGAGTCTTGTTTTCTTGAATGTAGTCAAGCACGTCATTTTCTTGCTCAACAGTAAAACCCTGCGAACGCAACATGCCATGCTCGCGCACAACTTGCTTAATACGCACGATATAATCTTCAGCAGTCTTCATGCCGAGATCTAGATAATGCGAGCGAGAAACCAAAGCCTCAAAGTGAGGAGCCAGTTTAGAACCGCGCGCAATCATATCGTCAAAATCGTAATTAGAAATAAAGATTATAGAACCCTCGAATTCAAAATTGCGAGGCATGCGTTCACCTTCTTCGTCTTCCATCTTAGTTTCGGTGAGCCAATGAAGCATGCGCTTCTTAGTAGTATCACACGCAGCTTTGAGAAGATTCAAAGAAACGTCATCGTTGAAAATAGAATCAGCATCGTCGAACACGACAACAGAATTAGGATGACGGAATTCATACAGAGTCTTATACAAACCAGTCGGTCGTACATAACCCTTGATGACGGTAGAATATACATGCTTGGCGTCACCGAGGATCTGACCAACGTTGTAAGACTTACCAACACCAGGAGGACCAGAGATAATCATCGCACGATTCTTACCAGACACAGTAGCATTTACCATCGCGCACTGTGAATTGAATCGCTCAGACAAACGCTCAGCGATTTCGGCTTCAGATTCTTGCTTAACAGCAATTTTAACAACATTGAGATTCTTGGTAAGACGAGAAGAAGAAAGACGCTTCGCAGTCATACGGAATCCAGCTTTAGGTTTTCCTCGCGGCATATATAATCCCTCCATTCGATAAGACTATTATATACCACTCTTGTTAAAAAGGCAAACATGAAAAACATAATGGAATCAATGACTTACAGATCTTATTGGACGTCCTGCAATCGCCCTACAGCGGTCTTATTCTAGACCCTATTATTAGCCAAGAGCATCATAATATCATATGCACAGTCTGCCACAGGGTCATGTTTTAATACAATATCCCTATTAAAACCTGTAACAGCACAATAACCACCCGATGCACCTTCGCACAACAGATCAACAGCTGTCCTTACATCGCGCCAGTTATTAAATGGGATGACCAATTCATTATGTACTTGTTTAGACAAACTGTCAATTGTGACCTGATCTAAAGAACCACGAGACCAAAAGATTACATCTTTATTCTCTTTTGCTATTAACGACAACTCTGCCTTATTCTTCAAATAGGTGAGACCTGTCGCAGCATCAACATCTCGTTTCTTATCTTTTTTGAAACTTTTATCTTTTACGAGATCACATTGTTTCTGCCACCATTCCATAGTTGACTGTTCAGCAGTTCTATGTAATTCTCTTAATTGTTGTTCAACATCAAATTTAACAAAGATAGCACGTTCTAATAGTTCTTCGTAGACTGGCTTTTCATTTAATTCAAATGGAATAAGTGCCGCCGACAGAATAACAGCAGTTGATTCTGTCCCGAGCGTCTCTACATCCACGCAAAAATTTCTCATTTTGTATTCTCTGCTATTCTTTTATATTCTGCCATTGTTGGGTGTGTGCCATCATTTGCTGTCTTATCAATTGTAATGTATTTGTCATGACTTTCAAACGCGACACCTTGTACAATTTCTTTATTGTTCTTGGCTGGAATTATCCACACAATCTTAGTTGCCTTTGTTCTGTCTCTGATTGCCAATAATTCTTTCTCAGTATTCATCAAACGATCATTGGTGCCGAGACTTATGATTACAGTCTCAGCTTCAATGTTCACATTCTTATTTGTTACATTCCAGTTATGAGATGTGATGCCAACTTTAGCATATACTTCACACTCATGTCTATAATTAGCAACACCGACAGCAATACTGTCGCCAATGATCATACATTCTATCATAATAAATTCTTTATAATTTTGAGAATGAATGCAATCAAATAACTGCCACCAAATGTGATAGTTATTGCAGCAAAGAACTGTGCGAGAGGATTAAGATTTTTCATTGTTATCTTTATTAACATACATATATTCAAAACTCAAACGATTTGGAGACGCCTGTTTAGACAACTGATGAACAACCTCATTGATTAGTTTTTTCGATTCGCGATCTCTCTTATGTTTTCGATACATCTCAAACAAATTAATTTTTTGAAAAAACTCATGTAATCTCATACATTTTCCTTTTTCTCATTCTCATCAGTCAATTTCTTGATCAATGCACTTTGTTCTTTAACTCTTACTCTCAGTTCTTTCAATTCTTCTCTATCTGATTGCTGCCGCATCTTTTCTTCATACGTTCTCATAGAATAAGGATAGTATCGTAAAACCTCATTGAAGAAAGCATTCTGCTCTTTTGTTGCTGCCAGTTGTTGTTTCAACTTGCGAATCTTCTTCTCAAGTCTTCCAATTCTAACAACTTCGGGTGTTGGCCTTTCCATTTCTCTTTTTCCTTTTCGATTTTTTGGCTAGACCATCAGCGAATCCAGATCTCCAACTTTCTGCTTTCTGAAAATCCTCAGAGTGCGGACGATCCTTTAGATAAGGATTGTATCCATAATCTGTGTCTGTATTCATAGCAGCTTTCAATCCTTCTAGATATTCATTCGCTAAGATTTTACCAGCTTGTTGTTTCTTTCTTGCCATATTACTTCTTTGGTAATTTGGTTGAAACAAGAGCACCAATGATTCCAACAGCGATAACAATTAATAATACGTTCATTCTTCAACTCCGAAATGTTTTAATAATAAATGTTCAATGTCAACAAAATCGCCGCATCCGTTATCTACTGCAACACCGATGCATTCTGCCACAATCAACTCGGCGAACTTTTCCAATTCATCTGTAAAAAATTGATATACTCCGAGATTTTGTTTATGGGTTGATCCAGCCTGTTCAGCAAGTTGTTTAATTCGTTCGTTCATTTCTGATTTCTCCAAGTAGCCCATAATAACGCAAAGCCACATAATAAAAAAACACAATATAATAGGATATTAAGGTAATACCACATCATTCTTCAACTCCGAAATGATGCTTCAAAATACTACCACGGCTAACAAATGGATGATCAGCATCCTTGTCCATAATATAAGCACATTCTTTCACAATCAACTCGGCGAATTTCTCAGCATTTTTCATGCCGCCAATCGCCCACTCTTTACCGTCAGCGGTTTCATTTGATGTCTCAATATACAATTCCTTGATTCGTTCGTTCATCATTTAACTCCAAAATGTTTTCGGCACAATATTACAAGTTCACTCAATGTATCTTCAAAAGGCTTGTTTCCAGCAAACACAATAACTTCTGATTCTTCAGATTCATCAGAGTAGGGACAGCCATATACAATGATGTCCCCACTTAGTTCTTCCACAGAAACTTTAATATTGTTATCCTGAAAGAATTTTTCATCAGTTTCGTAAACATTCTTACAATCAATTAATTTTTCGCCGTTACGATTAAAATGATGGATAGTCAAACTCATTTTTCAACTCCGAAATACTGTTTAACCTGACTGGATACTTTGCTAACACCTTTGTTGTATCCTTTTACAAAATCATCAGGGCTTGTTTCAACTGCACATCCTTCAATTCGACTGATACATTCCTTCACAATCAACTCGGCGAACTTTTCAAATGCCGATGTTGTATTATGACGTGTTGCCATTGCTTCTGACAATTCAGTACTGAATCCAGCCTTTTTAGCAAGTTCTCTAATTCGTTCGTTCATTGTTCAACTCCAAAAAGTAAAATATACAATATCATAAACAATACATATTGTTATTAAAATATCTAGAAAATATGGACCAAATTTTTCTTTCATTCTTCAACTCCGAAATGTTCTTTAATCTTCTCAATCGCTGTTTCAGTAGTCCAAAGTATATGATTCAAACCACCCCTATCGGTTCTATCACCAAATACTTCATTTGCTTTTCCAATGTAGGCAATCTCGTTGATACATTCTTTCACAATCAACTGGGCGAACTTTTCTAATTCGTCTGTAAAGAATTGATAGACACCAAGATTTTGTTTATGGGTCGATCCAGCCTGTTCAGCAAGTTGTTTAATTCGTTCGTTCATTCTTTTGCCCTCTTGTCTGATTCAACTTTAATACACAATGCTTCATATAACCTAAAATAAGTACCTTTGTCTGCGGCCAATTCATCACATCGGTCATCCAATTCTAGAATACGGTCTGCGGCAATTTTCAACAGCATGGACAGGGCAATATTGCCACCAGCACTTTCACTGGCTGTGTTCAGTGTATCAACAAGTTCTTGATTGGTCATCATTCAACTCCGAAATGTTTCTTAATCGCTTTTGAGCAATCATGTGTCCCTCTTGCCCATTCTGAACTTATTTTATGATCCAACAATAAGTCACATTGATTAGCACACTCCCTAACAATCAACTCGGCAAACTTTACAGGATCCAACTCACCTGCCACGTAGTCGCCATTGCCTTCTAAAATGGTTGCTTGGTCATATAGTTTTGCGATTCGTTCGTTCATTATTCAACTCCGAAATGTTGTTTAATCGCTTGTGTGCCCTTGCGTTTCATACTGCCTTGATATGGATCCATTTCTTTCCAAGTATCTACTTCTGCTTCAAACGCTTGAGCACATTCCTGAACAATCAACTCGGCGAACTTTTGCATCAACTGTGGATACATTCCAACTTGCTCAGGTGTATATCCAGTTGGTAGTTCTAAAAATTCTTGTCTAGCCTGTTCAGCAAGTTGTTTAATTCGTTCGTTCATACTTTATTGATCTCAGTAAAATCGCCATTTGTTTTTACGTTCCAAGTCGTATTGCATTTATGACAAGACACGCTGTAAGATGTCCAGTTACGATCAGGATTAGTATTATTCCCATGTTTATCATAACGTGGAGGATAATTCACCATTGTTTTCGATTTCACACCTTCTGCGAAGGAACACTCATCTTGACAATCAGGGTTGGGGTTTATGAACATTTTTCTCTATTCTCCATCCAAGTTTATACATTGCAAATTTAATCTGATAATCAAATCTAATTGGTTCATGATCAGGATTTGCCATGTTCTCACCAAAGATCTCCATCATCTTAGCATGTAACTGTGCTACTTGCTCCTCAGTCATTCTTTAGAAACTCAGGTAACTGTTGATCTTTATGAACAATCTTTGGTTGTGTCTTTATAAAATCTTCCAGTTCTTTTACTCGATTCTCAACTACAGTCAATTGATTCATAACTGAAAGCAGTTTTGATTCTAAATTCCTATGTTCAGGTAATGTTACTACTGACATCTCTATTTCCTTTATCTGATAATTCTTCAATTTTATGGACAATATCTTCCATCTTTTTTAAAGTCTCAGTTGCATCTTCTTCAGATTTGTATGAACCAAGTGTACTCAATAGTTTTTTGTACTCGCCCAACAATTTTAAAACCTGTTCAGCTTTGGGATTACTCACGATGCTAATGCCTGTTCAACATGTTTACACCTACGTCTAAACTGAAAGCCAGAGCAAGTACAGGTTTTCTTATCAGGGTCAACGAAATATGTGTTGCCTTTGCTGCCTGTAATCTTAATCAGATTGCTTTTGGTTTCTTCAATCTTAAACGGATGATTCTTAATCTCAACGAATTTGCGATATCGTTTGTCTATACGTGCTCGGTGTTTAGAGTATATCGGCTCACCCTCGCCCCATTTCTGATAGGCGACAACTCTGTCGCCGTCAAGCAAATAGACATGGTTGGGCTGTTTACCCTCCATATTCCAAACTGTAATTTCTTTTACAACGATCATAAGACTATTATACTCCACTCAATTGTAAAAGTAAAGTCATTATGCAGCCACCGCAAAACCTGAATCGGACTTCTTAGCGCGACCTTTCGCTTTCAAACCAACGACTACTCCTCTAGGGTCTAAAAACCTCAAGTCCGTGGAATCACCATTGATGACAGGATAGCCATCATAACCAGTCGGCAAAGTCTTGCCTTTGAACACCACGGCATAATTCATGCCGCGACCATAGTTCTCCTGCGCTTTCAGCCAGAAAGGATAGAATTCCTTGCGAGCGGACACAGAGAATGTCAGGTGATAGTTGTCAATATGCTTGACGCGACGATTCGCGATCTTCGTGTAGTCATAGAAGAAAATATGTTCGAAAACATCGAAGATGTTTTTATCTGAAGTCTCAGGATAGACTTTGACATCTTCCCAACGAATGTCGGAAGTGCCATTCAATCGAACAACGAGAGTGAGACCTTTCTTTTGCGCTTTGATGTAAGCAGCTTCGATCTCTTTGACTAATTGATGCATGAAGCCAGAGCGATTCTCGAAGAACATGCGAGTGCGAGCAATTCGCGCTTTTTGAATGGCATTTAATTTTACAGTATGACCGTCAATAGTCACAGTATCAGCATCAGCACGAGCCATGCCACCGCGACCAGCGGTATTAAGACAATCGCCGACACAGCCAGCGATCTCTGCCATCGGACAGACTTGATAACCTGACAACTTCCATGGCGCCAAATATAAAATGGCGGTCATGTAACCCTTCTTTTGACCCTTTACAGTCTTAGCATTTGCGTCAATATTCAACAGGTTCATAGCGATCTCCCAACTTATAGAACTATTATACTATTTCAGTCGGGAAAAGGCAATTCAAATAAATCTAATCAAATCAATGACTTGCAGTTACAGTTTGAGCTTCTTTTCGAGTGCTTTTATTTTCCTTTCCGAGAGTCTCATAATCTCCTCACCATCAACGTGATCGTTCTCAATCAACAATTTGAAGATGGCGAGGAATTGTGCCAGTTTATCTTCTAGATCGTCTGGTGAACTTTTAATATCATCGCAGACGTCTAGAAGCATTCTTGCTAATTTTAATTCAGATCCCATTAACTATTCTTCTTCAACCATTCAAGAACAGTTTGTGGGCTTGACTCACCGTATGGGTCAGTTGCGCAGTTGTCTTCAAATCCTGGCTCAACGAACATCTTTTCGATAACGCCATTCTTAACAACAGCAGCATAACGCCATGAGCGTGCACCAAAGCCAAGATTATCTTTCTTAACAAGCATCTTCATCTTCTTAGTGAAAACTCCGCTGCCGTCTGGAATAACTTTAACATTCTCAAGATTTTGGCTTTTTGCCCATGCATTCATAACGAAAGCATCATTAACAGACAAGCAGTAGATATCTTTAATACCGCATGCTTGAAACTCTGGGAACAACTTCTCATAATCTGGTAGTTGATAAGTTGAGCATGTTGGAGTAAAAGCACCTGGAAGTGAGAATAATACAACTCTCTTGCGCTTAAACAAGTCTTTGCTCTTTACATCTTCCCAACGGTATGGGTTTGGACCACCAATCGACTCATCACGAACACGAGTCTTAAACACCACATTCTGTGGGACTTTCTTACCTTCTAAATCGCTCATAATTAACTCCTTACAGCATAAAATGTTCCACGCATGTAACGTGGATATTCGTTTCTCAAAAATTCAGAAATGTTCTTAGAATTGAATTCCATGTGACACTGAGAGCTTCTCTTAGTCTTCACTTGTTCTTCAAAATGATCATACTGTTCTAATACAGTATTAAACCCGAGCATCTTTAATAAAGCAACCAGATCATTCTTATCAATCCAAAATGACTTAGATTGATCAAAAGAAGCCCAACGTGCTTCATCAAGTTGTTCCTTTGTTAGATTTTCAGGACGATCGCTAAACCATCGACCGAATAATCCCTCATGGAAAGTATTCTGCGACAAAGCACTATTATAGAATCCTTTTGGATCCAGATTCTCTAATGAGAAGTGTGTTTGTAAGATTAATACTTTCTTTGTCTTTCCTGCAAGTTTCTCTAAAAACTCACGAGGATTGTGTAAATGATATAATAATCCAGAACAATAGCTAATGTCAAATGCATCGTAATTAGAAATGTTCTGTACGTTATCTTGTACAAATTTTAGATTAGGAAGATTGCAATTATCTTTAACATATTGACAACATGCAAAATTAGAGTCGCGAACTTCCATTCCTGTTACATTAAAGCCCATGCGAGCAAACTCAACAGAATATGCGCCCTCTAAACATCCAAGATCAACAAGACTAATCTTAGACTTGTTCTTTTGTGGATAAATTAAGTTTAACATATTCTTTACTGATTCGCTCCAGTACAATAGATCAGCATGTGATCCTTGAGCGAAGAATCCTTCAGGTGCATCAGGGCGAGTATATGTGCCGTCATCTAATCTGATATTGTGTGATGTGAATACAGGTTTCACTTTTTATCCTCAACTTGTCCAAATGGCACATAATCAGCTTGCGGTGAAGCACCTATCACTCTAGGAACAGTTTTCCAATTACTCATCGGAACTGTTTGTTCAGTTTGAAAAAAAGAATCTATAAACACACTCACTTCTCTGTATTGTAAATGTTCTTTAAGAGTCTCATCATCAATTAAAATTCTAAATTCGTAACGCATGACTTATCCTAATTTAACAACTCTGTAGAATTTCCATCTTTGTTTGCCGAAGCTATCAGCTTCTTCTTGAGTATCAAATAGATTCTTATTTCCTGACGTTAAGTCACTATACCATTCCCATTCATCTTCATCAACCATAATTTGTAGACCATACTTGCCAGTCAATGTGGTTGCTGGAGCAGCAGCATTTGTTGCTGCAACAGGAGCACCGCTTCTTAAAGAAGCGACTTGTTCTTGTAGTTCTTTAACAGCTGCCTCTAATGCAGCAATGCGATCACTCTGTTTCATTACTCTTTTCCTTTGAGTTGGTTTTTTCTTCGTTTTCAAGTCCTGAGAAGATGACGTTATGGAGGTCGAGGTAGTTGCATTCCATCCCAATACCGTACGAATCTGCTTCAAAATTGAACGTACCATACAATACTCCGCGATAACTTCTTCGATCTACTACATCACCCTCATAGATTCGTTTAACAACTGAATAGAATGCTCGCAGCTTATCATCGTATGGTAGTTGTTCCCACCATGCATCCATTTCTTGTCTTCGAGCTTCAACTGCTTCTTGCAGTTTTTCTCCAATATCATTAAGTCTTTGGAGAACATCTTCTTTAGATTTAGGATTTCCTAAATTATTTTCAGCCATATGAATACAAACTTCTTTATACTCATTAGGGCAAGTATTCTCATCTATGCAGCAATCAGGGTATGGGCACTTTTTCATAAAATCACTGGATACTTTTCCACGTGATATGCGTAGAACTGACGAATCTTATTGATAATTTCTAAGATCTGTTGATGAGATTGTGCAGCAATAAGTTCATTAGACAACTTGCGCATTGCTGTAACTTCTTCGATTGTGCCGAGCGGCATTACTTCAAAGTCATTGCTCTTTTTCATTTCAACTTCACGATTAAATTCATTAACCATAACAGCTCCATTTAATAATTAGAATATTATACCTTTATTCTCAAAAAAAGTAAAATCTTTTTCATAATATTTTCTTATTATGTTTTCACTTTCTTTTGTGAGAATTTCATCTTTAGAGTCGTTCTGTAATTTTACACTATCATTCATAACCCAGACTCTTCCATCATATCTCGAGCCGAGCATTACAATAAATCTTCTTAATTCGTTTTCATACCATCTATAATCTAACAACTCAACTTGCGGATGATCGAGCCAATCAGTTTGAGGTCTAAAAATAACCACAGGACCAATTACATTATGTATATCAATAGTGAAGTAATTACTCTTAATGAAATCATCTAGAGTTATTGTTTCAATTTTATCTTTTAAACGTTGTGGCAATTTATCATATCCGACTCTTTGGACTTCATTATAATCATAAGCCTCATAAGTGTCAGCATTATTGTATCCATAAAAAAAACCTAAGAACGAGAAATAATAATGTCTTTTATAATATCTATAAGCTGAGATTAATCTCTGAATAGGATTTCTAAAAAAACAATAAAATTTATAATCTTGTATGTCTTCAATGTATTGACCATGGGTTTGATAGAATGTGTCATAAGTCACATGATCAGGAACCCATGTTGATGGATCTGTTGGTTTAAAATTATTTCTATACAGAGTAATTGGAAGAGTTTTAGTCATTGCGACTTCTGTGAAGATTCTCATAGTTGTCACTGACGCAACTTTTGGATTAAAAAATAATCCAATCTTTTTTTCTTTGTGTATGATCATATTAAAATGTTAACTTTCTTCCTTCATAAGAATATTCAAATTCTTTAGTGAAGAACATTGATATTGTGAACCTATCGCCTTCTTGTATCTCATTAACACGATGAAAGCAGCCTGAGAAATATAAAACAACTGAACCCTTTTTTGGTTTGCTCAAATATGTTTTTGTATTTGAGATAAAAGGAGATTTCCATTTTCCTTCAGCAATGATAGTTTCACCGCCGACATAATCGTCATTCAAATACGTTATAGCTGTTACATTTCCAGTCAGTATTGACGAATTTGATTTATGGGCTTTTATTTGTTCTTCTGACATCATCTCTTGACTAAGAATATCTGGATGCCAGTCCATAGATGTGCCTTTTCTCCAGTAAACAGTATTTAAAGATTCTGGATAGTTTGTTTCTTTGTAACACTCTGAAACAACGGAGGCTAGATTGTCTCTGTATTCTGCAATTCTTTTTTTAAGATCTTCAGGATACTTTTCTAATTGATAGTCGTATGAGAATGGATCTTTATCTACATTAGCAGGATCATTATGATAAGATAGTAGATCAGTTTTTGTTTTAATGTGTTCTACTATCTCATCGCATAAACTATCATCTAGAATTTGATCGAATCGATAAATTAAATCAATTCCAGTATCCACCTGTATCATTATTATTTTCTTATGTTATAATTTCAACAGCGTTTGCGTTTGTTGTGAAGTAGATTGGTAGAGTGATCATGCTGTTTGCGCCAGAAGTCACAGTATTCACAGAGAACATACAATGGCTGTCAAACATGACAACTGTTCCCTTTGTTGGGGTCACTGTATATGTCTGTACATTAGCACCACGTGGAGCAACTTGAATTGAAACTTCACCACCAGTGAAACCATCATTTGTGAATGTTATTGACGAAACTTCTCTCATGAAGATTGATGAATTTACTGGAACAGTATTCGCATGTTCAGGTGCAATATTAGCAATATCAATTGCATCTGAATGTAGATACATTGAATTGTTATTTCTCCAATATAGTAACATAGAAGATTCTGGAGAAAATGAGTTTGCGAATGCAGTATTGGCAACGTTGACTAGATTGTTTCTATACTCAGTAATTAAGTGTCTAACATTAGAATCTGAAACTTGAGCAGTGGCAGTAGCATGTTCCCAAGCATTTGCAGTAGCATAAGCTGTATTGGTTGCCATGTCTGAGCCAGCGACCCATGCATTGATTAAGTCGCAGTTTGCGCTGTCTAATGCATTATTGTAAACGAATATATATGGGCTACCTGTTGTTACTGGAGTCATCTGCTTATCCTTAATAGAGAGAGAGTTTCTATTATTTATATCTTGTTCAGGCTACAATTCCGTGTTCTTCGCGTAGAATCTTTTTATATGGCTTACCTTCTTTCATCAGATCTCTGACAAGAATCAACTTATCAGAGATCTGGAAACGACCAGCCCTAATTAATTCATCAATAATCGCATCTAATTCATATTCATTAATGGGCAGATCCATAAGTCACCTATTGTTGTGGAGCTGGCTGCGGTTGAGGTTGTGGTTGAACAACAACTGGTTGTTGTACTTGTACCCATTCTACATGACATTGTTGTTGATAAACTGGACGATTGTACATGTCAACGCCAATCATGACTTGGTTACATACAACTGTGCGAGTATATCCAGCTGGAGGTGCAGCATTAACATCAATCTCATGCATCACAATACCACCAATCACAACACCTGCTAGAACATCAAATGGTCCCCACCATCCACCATGATATGGTGCCCATCCGCGATGCTCGCCCCAAAAGGCACGAGGCTCATGAGCTGCAGCAATAGTAGTAACCAACGAAGTCGCTAATAATAAACCTGCAATAATTTTCTTCATTTTATCTCCTTTGTCTTTTATAACTATCATCATCATAATCTTTTCTTTTATCAAACTTGAACGATTTGTCACTGTCTTCACGATGTTTTTGTTTCTTTCTAGAGCTTTTTCTGTATTCGCTCCAATCATCATTCATCTCATCAAAATGTCTGTTGTCCATTTTATTTCTTCTCAGCACCTTTCATCTTAGTTATAAACATCTTATACAAACCCAACTCTCGACCATATGCTTCAATTTCCCAAGGTGCATCATAATATGCTTCTTGAACATTTTGATAACTATGATCAAAGTATGAGCCTTTATACTTTACACCACCACTAACATAGTCAAACATCTCACCGTTCAAATATTGTTTAACATGTACCAATTCATGACCAAGTCCGATTAATATCTTTTTATATTTTCTTAATGGTTCATTTACTTTTGAAATGTTTTTGGCATTCAATACAATTCTAAAATGTTTCTTTTCTTTAAACACTCCCAAGTATTGACACCATGCTTCGAGTTTCTTTAGATCATCAACATCGGCATAATGATCCAAGTCGTTCGCAGTAACAATTTCAATTTTAATGTTAACCTTGTCTAAGAGGCTCCCCTTAACAAACCTACTTATAACGAAATTAGAATAATCTCGAATAAGTTTTTTGTCTTTTTGGTCTAGATGTGGGGAAGATACAGTTATCATTTAACAATTCTTAATAAAACAGTATCTTTATTAATTCTACCATTCAATGCAACAGGCTTAGAATTGATAGTATCCATCAGCTTTCTTAACGTAACCTTACTTCCATTCAATACGTCAGTCAAAACCTTTTCAGGTTTTCTTACTGTCTTTGACACTGAAGTTTCTGTAAAGTTTAATATTGAAGAACCTTTTACATTTAATCCATCGATGTTCTTTGCAACATATAATCCAAGTTTACGAGTCTTAACGTTGAACACCCATAGATGTTCCGCGCCAATGATTAGTTCTGGATTAATGGACTGTAGTTTAAATTCAGCATGGTTCTTAAGATACTTGAGATTCTTAACAATCTTATCATGCGATAGGACTTTAGCCTTACGAGTCTTGCGTGTTTTCTTAATTGCACCTAGACGAGTCGCATCATTAATAATTGTTTCCATAACAGAGCGAATGCTCTTGATGCGTTTCTTACTCAAACCCTCATAGTATTCTTTATTCTTTTTGCTTGAGCTTTCTTCGTTAAAATTCTCTAGACGTTTTTCAAAATAATCAATAATGCCAGTGGCATGAACAGGCTTGACTTCATTCTTTTGAAACCACTCATAGGCATTAAATTCTTTTTCACCAACACCATATTCATCAAGCATGCCTTCAAGTTCACCAATGTACACATTAGTTCTGTTAGCAATTCTTTCTTGAATATTCACAACGTTGTTGATGACATTGCCTTCTTCATCAAACTCAACAGTTTCTTTTTTGGCTTCATCAACTTTAGCCTTTAGAATTCTTTGTGCCTCTGCGATCCATAATTGATTCTTTTCATCAAAAATGAATCCTCTCTTTTTCAGAGTCAACATCCATGCAAGTGTTGGATTGGCAACTCTAGAGTCACAACCCAAAATCTTCGCTGCATCTTTTGTTGTTTTGTTTCGTGCGTACCAGTTAAGTGCACGACTAATCTCTATTTCAGTTACAGGGACAACACCGCTATAACTTGGTTCTGGATCAAGCTGAACCTTGACTGCTGTCTTAGCCATTTAGTGTAACTCTTTGTGCGTGTGCTGCTGCAGATAATTGTAATACTGACTCAGGTTTGAATGAGCGCCATTGACCAACATCGAGATCAAATACACGCAAAGCATTTCCTGCTTCGGTCAACATACTTCCCTTACCACGATATTGCTCAGGTAACATGTCATCTTTTAAAGTACATCGCATTACACGCTCAGTTCCATCTACTTTTGTAAACTTAATATGAGCAACATTATTTTTCAAAAAGTTATAAAGATCATTATAATCATTAATATTCATAATCTACCTCTTTCTTGTCTTCCACTTTCCACTACTATTAGATCTACTAGATGTCACACCACTTATGCTAATAGAACTTTTAATTTGTCCATTTCTTAAGGTCTGAGTTTGTGTTATAATTCCAGTTCTTTTTCTTGATAAGATTTTTGTCGAACTGTATGGATTACCAAACGGTTTTGACTTTTTTGGTTTATATTTGTAGCCGCCATTATTGCGAATTCTACCAGGACGACCGCCACCAGTAACTTTACCTGCAACATAAAGAATACCGATACATGATATTACAAATAATATCATAATTAATGCAGTTACAATTTCTTTCCAATAAATTACAATTACAGGAAGTAATATCAAACCCAATGCTATTTTAATATTTCGTTTTGTCATTTAACATTTCACGGAAATATTGTACCGTATCATATAGCCCATTGTCAAGTATTTTTTTGGGCTTCCAATTCAATGACATAGCGAGTCCAATATCAGGTCTGCGCTGTTTAGGATCATCTTGTGGTAGCGGTTGAAATGTAATTTTAGATTTTGAGTGTGTAATTCTAATAATCTTTTGAGCCAACTCGAGCATTGTAAATTCTTGAGGATTACCAATGTTCACAGGAGTTGAAATATTAGAATTGAAAACAGCTAACATGCCTTCAATGTTATCGTCTACATAACAGAAGCTTCTTGTTTGAGAACCATCACCGTAGATTGTGATGTCTTGACCTCTTAGTGCTTGTACAATAAAATTGCTTACGACACGACCATCGTCAACAGACATATTAGGACCGTAAGTGTTAAATATGCGGATAATACGAGTATCAACATTGTGAATGCGTTTATAATCATAGAAAAGAGCTTCAGCGGCACGTTTACCCTCGTCGTAGCAAGCCCTCGGACCATAGCTGTTAACGTGTCCCACATAGTGCTCATGTTGTGGGCTAATCTCGGGATCACCATATACTTCGGAAGTAGACGCTTGGAGAATTTTACTGCCATGATTTAATGCCAATTGTAGTAAATTGTTTGTTCCCACTACACAGGTGAGGGTGGTTTGGATTGGAATGTTTTGATAATGGATTGGACTAGCTGGACAAGCAAGATTAAAAATCCCATCGAAATAATGGTCGCGGAATAAACGAACAATGCCAGTGTCGTTAATATCACGATTGACATAACTGAAATTGCTGTTTCTAAAAAACGATTCAATGTTTCTAATATTACCTGTACACAGGTTGTCAACAACTGTAACATCATTACCTTCATCCAATAATCGTTTAGTTAAATGAGATCCCAAAAAGCCAGCACCACCAGCCACGAGATAATGATTTTTCATACAGCCTCTGCAGTTCTCGGTGTTTTTACTTTGCCAGCTTTTAGAGCTTCAGCAAATTTACCCTTGAATATTTTATCCATCATTTCTTCAGATTTTTTACACTTCTTGACGATCAACCCTTCTTGATTGACGCGAACAAGACCCTTTACATAATTCTTCATATCGCCAATAATCGCTTCAAATACTTCGGCTTCATCATCCTTATATAGTACAATTTGATACATATATCCGAGTTCATGCTTATAAAAATCTCTGGACAAGTCATCATTTAATTTCATAATATTAAAGTCCCAAGCGATTTGATCTTCGTTGGTTTTTTCTTCATCGATACTAAATGAAATACCATCAACATCATCTTCTTTTATTTGAAGCTCTCTAATGTGGTTTAATTTACTGCCCATGAACGACTCCTTTTTGATTGATTTTATCGTAACCAAACTTGGCAATATAAAAACTATCTACAATGTCAGTCACTGGACTCCCAAGAGTCAAATTCTTATTCAATAACATACTATAATTTTCTCCAGTCTCATTACAAAATTGCTCATACATTTTGGCTTTATCAGCATTACCCTTACCTGTAGCGAATTTCTTCACTGTAGTCGGAGCAACTGTCTCAAATTTATATCCGACTTCCCAAAACTTATATTTCAGTAAGCCAGCATTTTCTGCGATATGGAAAACTTTACCTGTAGAACCAAATGAGTAATCTTCAATAAAGATATTTGGAACACCTTTATCAAGAGGAATCTTATTCAAGAAATATTCAGCGATGTTATCATATCGCTCTTGTTCTGAATAGTATTCTTTGTGGAGTGCTCCGATTGCGTTTTTGAATGTTCCAACTAACTTACTGCTAGAAGTCAAATAATAGAAAATACATTTATTGATATTAGGCTCTGCCATCACGCACATGGCAGGAGAAGTCAATGAATAATCTATTCCGATTACCATGACTCTTCGAGTTCTTCTTCATCTTCTTCATAATCATCATCCTGTTCAGGGATTTCATCCCCACAGAATGGGCAGTAATCAGGATCACCTTCAACATTACCAACTAAAAATTCTACTGCATATTGGGATTCACAATTAGGGCAAGATATTTGTACATATGGATCGTCAGTCATCATCATTCCTTTATAAACATATAATCCTCTATTGGAATGACGTCTCGATCAGAGCATTTCAAACGATCAATGGTTTCTCTATCCACTAAGTCTGGATGAACCCACCAATCTTCAAATGGAGCTGCTTCTGTAGGCGAAACGTTTCCAACAACTAATTCGTATCCTAACGATCTTAGATATTTTCTAGATTTATCACGATACGTTCCTGTCATGTCTATATAGTAATCGTGCTCATAGGTGATGACAGCGAACTTATAGTTGTCGAATGGAATCGCCAACAATGCCTCAAAAGTGACATTGGGTGGTTCTATATCTAATTGCAAATAATCCACAACACCATTAACAGCTAAATTCTTAAGAATAGAATTATAGTCTGCAGTTGTTGCGTCTTGTTTTAATACTTTGTTTCTTCTCTCCGCATTGTACTGGTTTACAAAATCTTCTCTAATCTCAAACCCAATACCAGTCCACCCAAGTTTTTCTAATAGAGCGGTATTGTTACCATAAAATGGTCTTGCGCTACCGACTTCAACATATGTTCCATTTGTTTTACCGTTCAGACACTGTAATACAAACATATCTTGAAATACTTGAGAATAATTATATTCTATTTCATCTGATTTGTCAAATTTGTTTCTTAATTTAGAATGTTGAGACTTAACATATGGTCTTTTAGAGACATCTTCTGGCCCAGAACCCAAATTCATAAGATTGTTTTGAACGATGGTTTTATGCATATCGCTCATGACATCTTTGTAATTACTTTTCAATTGTAAGAATAACTTTCTGGCTTCCATACCTTTTCCCCAATACCATGAGGAAACGGCTTTCTCAAAAATAAGTCCATATTGACCTGGATAATCTACAGGATAAGGTAAAGGCTCAGAGTCTTCAATTACACCAAGAGCAATCTGAGCATAAACATAAGAGTCGACATGCTCGCTTTTTATTTCATACATTCTGCTGAGCATAAAGTATGCTTCTGGTCTTTTAGGAAGTAAACAGATTGCGTGTTTTAATAAAATGCTAACTGTGTGACTTCTATACCCTTGTTTTTCAAAACAAGTGGCGCATCTTAATAAGCAAACATATTGCATTAAAACGTCTTCATATCTTTCAGCCGCTCGCATATAGAATGTGTAAGCTGATGCAGTCTGCCCAATAGAATCATATTCACAGGCTAATTTAAAATTCTTTTCTGGATCTTCAGGATTAGTTACATAATCCTTGATTAATGATGTTAGTTTATCCATTGATATAGTCCACAATAAATTTCATTGGCGCTTTTAGAACATAAGCAGCGTTATCTTGAACACCGAATGTGATTAATATATCACCATTATATTCTGTCATTCCTGCGCAGAATTCTATTTTAGAATCCATAAACGAAAACGGCTCACCGTATTTTACAATATTCCAATCTTTATCCCAAACAATGAAACAATGACGATAGATTGCATTCTTGTTTCCTTGTTCGCTCTTATACAAATAAGTTGTGTGTGTTAAGCAAACACGATATTCACCAACAGTAATAACATGTGAACCACCTCTATAGTCGTAAGGTCTTTGATATGCTGGACCAACATAAACCTGTTCGCATGTTCTATTTACTGGATCGACTTTAACAACTTCGGTGGGATTAGACCATTTAACAAAATGATATGGCATGTCAACGACAGGCATCCAGTTTTTCTCACAGTAACTGGTATCATCCCCTGGAGCAGGAATTCTAAATCTAGAAATCTCAACGCCATCCTCAGTTAGTTCAGAGAGTTCCATTCTGCCTTGACCATTTGTAGTTGTATCTCTACGAACACCACAAATGTACAGTTTACCATCCCAACGAATAGTTCTACCGTCTTCTAGTCCCTTGAAATCCCAAATTGGTGGAGTGTCCAGTTTAGAAGTGTTAACTTTATTAAACTTTTTAATCAGAAGATCATCACCAATCTCGCAAAGATAATTGGTTGTTGTTAGGCTAATATCATTCTCAGGGTTCATGTATGATAATGGACCCCACTGATGTTCAAACTTGCCTAATTCAGAGTGATAGATTGTGACTTGACAATGGCGAATGTTACAGAGTAACTTACCATTGTCGTTATAGATTGATGGATTGAAGATTCCTGTACCGTTGGTCAGTTCAGAGGGAATAATCAATGGCGCAATATCACCGCCAGCATCTAGCACTTGCTTAACGAAATTACTCACTATATTCCTCAGTAATAAATGACATCAATTTACTTTCAGTCATTGAACCAACATTGCGCTTGATTTCAAAACCTTCTTCGTTCACCAATACAAACATTGGAATGGTTCTGACGCCATACTTTGCGACTAAGTCTTGATTGTGTTCTTCATCAATATCGATGTTTTCAACAGGAACGGTAATCATGTCTCCCATTCTTTCCATCAACTTTGTCATTTGTTTACAAGGACCACACCAGTCTGCGTAGAATTTTAATAGTTTCATTATAAGCACCTTTCGTTAATTACGTTCCAGTCGATAATGTCCCAAATGTTCTTTAGATAGCTTTTCTTATCTGCTTGATAGTCTAATGCCCATGCATGCTCCCACCAGTCAATAAGAAGTACAATCTTCATATCATCATCGTATTCATGATTATGAATTGTATGAATGTTCATCTTATAATCGAGATAAACCCAACCGCTTCCTTGGATAGCCATTGCTTCTTTTTCGAAAGCATCTTTCAATCCATCTAAACTCCCATACTTGCGATTGACTTTCGCTTTAATAATTTTACCATATTGAGATGAATATGGTTTAGTGAATTGTTCAAAGAAGATATTATGAAGCATTGCGCCACCATAATTAAAATCAGGATCCCCTTCACCTTTATTATATCGCTCAAAGTATTTTGAAGCAAGTCCAATAAAATGATAGTTGATTGTAGCTTCGCTCATTATTGGGCTTAAATAACTCTTAGGGAAGTTTAAAGATTTCTGATAAATCTTCTCACGATTCTCGTTTAAAAATTGATTAAATTTCATTTCTTTGCCTTTAAGTTGACGTCATAATCGTACTTATCATCATCAGAAAGAACCCACTTGTCTTTGTCTTCAACAGTCCAATTATGTGTGTTTAAGAATCTTTGAATTACCATTTGTCCAGGTTTTGTCACAAACGATGGATCAAACACTTTAACTCTGTTATTCGGTTGAATCGCATAGTTACCATTATCAAGTTTAATCAAGTGTCCACATTTATGCTGACCTGGAACTTCACTGAAACTTAAGTCTGCTATGTTTTTATCTTCCGCTGCCCAGTCAAATGTCATTACATAAGTTCCGCTAACAGTTTCTTTGCTTCTGTTAACATATGACATCTTTTTGCCAATTAGCATATCAAACTGAGTCACAGAGGGATAGTATGAGAAACTATCCCACAATACTAACTGGTGCAGTTCGTCCATTGGTACATCAGGAACAGAACTAAAAGCATGTATCGGCATCTTCCACCAAATCCCACCATCTTCCATAAGGAAGTTGAATAGAGGAACTTTATGTGGAATAGATGTCATAGCAAAAATTACACAAGGAAAAAAAACATCTTTTCCCTCCTCAAACTCTTTTCTATTTTGTAGAAAATTAGATCTCACATAACATTCAATCGGAGGGATATTCACATTTAAATATGCCACAGTATTTTATCCTTTTGCCCAAACTTCTTCCCATGTGCCTGATAATGCACCTTTCGCATAGTCCGTTGCACGGTTCTCGAAGAAGTTTGTATGCGTTGGAGCATTGATCATTTCTTCAACCCATGGTAATGGATTCTTCTTGACTTTGAAGATACCCTTCATACCCATGCTAATCAAACGTCGATCAGCAATATAACGAATGTATTGTTTTACTTGTTCAGCTGACAATTCTTTCATTGGTCCCATGCTAAAAGCAAGATCAATAAACTTATCTTCT